GTGAAATATGACGAATTTTTAGAGGAACTAAAAACGCTGAACCTGTTCTTTCCGGGACATTTCATGCTCCTGTTGTCGTCAATTTGTCGTCAGTGCTATCGTTATGCACACTAAAACCGCCTATCCTCCAGTAATTCACGTGCGACCGTATCCGACCGAATAAAAATAGCCCCTCCGAGAGCCGGCATAACACCAGTTCCCGGAGGGGTTTACTATTTACTTCTGCATGGCCGCTGCTAGCTGCTCTTGTAGCGATAAAATGTTCAGTTCGCTATAAATGCGAAAAACCACTCCCCGAAGGAAGCGGTCTCTCAGCCGGCATCCACCGGCTATCTCTAATATTATGATAGCAGCATATGCATAAATGTCAATCAGTGGTTTTTGCACAGCTGTCATTTTGCGTTCATTATTTCCTGCTCTTACAGTCTGACTGTTATACAGTGCATTTGCTAGTTACATTTTTCTGACAGCTTGTATATTATATCAAATCTTACTCTAAAGGTCAATCTTACCCTTGACATTTTTGTATACCGATTGTATTATTTAGGTGTATTAGTGGGATATATATATAACCAAGGAATAATCATATGATAGAAACATACACTTGCTATCATGGCACCAATTCGGAAGCGGCTCGCTCCATTTTGTCTGAACATCATTTTCGACCAAGCGAATCAGATACAGAATGGATTGGCCACGGTATATACTTCTTCTTAGATGATGATCCCGACGCATATAAACACGCGTTTGAATGGGCAAAACACATACGTAAATATGATACTCCCGAGGTGTTAGAGGCTACAATTTCAGTTGATAACGAGGATGTACTCGACCTCCGTGATCCAGCTCAACGCAAGTTTATCGAGAGCGCGAGAATGAAAATTTTTCGAGAGGCGCAATCCCGTGCTAAAACTAAGGAAAAGGAAATTGTATTCAACAAGCAAAAGTTGGATTGCTTTGCAGTGAATTATTTTTGTGAAAATACAGCTTCCCCTCTTCGCGTTGTCATCGCTGATGTATACATAAACTTTTATAAATCCCCATTGATGAAATACCCAGCTTCTCAATATCCCAATTGCACAATCTTATGTCTTCGTGATGAAACGCTTATAAAAACCATTGAAAACGTCCAGAAGAGGTGATTATTTATGAAACAACGAAATCTTGAAGATGCACTTAATCGCTTGGATGAATATCTTGCCACCTTGGACGATGATGCATTCTTTGCAAAACTGGACACCAGTCTTGAAAAACTAAAGTGTAAATCTATTCGTCAGATAAATCTGAACTCATCCTACTGCGTAAATCATCGGAGTGTCACATCCATGTTTGATGCTAATTCTCACGATATATCGAAAGTTTCCCACCCTGAAGTCGATGTATCGTTTTCGTTATCCCCCAATATGACAACCGTACGTTATTCTCTTTCGCCAGAAAGCAACCGCGTTTTGTCCAACCAAACACATGCAGCATAATTTTGAGGTAAACTATGAAAAATAGTGATTTTCAATTCTCTAATCCACATCTTGTCGAGATTCATTATCATGAGAACCATGATTTCGAATTCGATTCTTCCAAGGGTTCGTTGGATGTTCCAATTCATATAGAAAGTGAAGAAAAACGTTCCGATACTTCTCCCGTAGCTGAGGTGCAGCTTCACGTCCAGGTAGGTTCTGAATCAAAGGATTTACCTTTTTATGTCTCTCTTATTATGGCTGCCGATTTCAAATGGAATGTAGACACCTATCAAGATGAACATATCAATAACCTTTTATCGCAGAATGCTCCCGCACTGCTTTTGGGATATGCAAGGCCCATTATCGCCAGCATTACCAATTCCTCCGGTTTCCCCGCTTACAATATTCCATACATCAATTTCACAAGTGATTAACCAACAACCACCGGCGTCTAATCCAGACATCGGTGGTTATTTTATTTTCATCACTCCATCGCCTTCGCCAGCTTCTTCACCAGCTCCACGCCATACTCATAATCAAGCAGGTACTGCATGGTCTTGTCGCTGAGTCCTACCGCCTGCTGCACCTTGATGATCGCCGCCTGCGTTTCGGCGTCAGTCACCGGCTCTGCCGGCTTGGCGGTCGAAGTGTCATACTTAATGCCGAGCGTATCAAGGATACCCTTGGCGTATGCGATGCCGAACGCCTGCTGCTTTGCCTTGGTGCCCGCCTGTGCTGCATCAGCCTTGGTGTCAACGAATACACCCTCGCAGATTACTGCCGGACACTTGGTGTCTCGCACAAACGCATAATAATCGCCGCGCTGACCGCGACGGGTCTTGCAGCCGCGGCTGTTCTGGCCGATTTTGATGACCTGCTTCTCGATATTCTGCGCGAGCGTCTTGCCGGCGCCGCCGTTCAGGGTGTGGAACACCTCGAAACCGTCACCGCCGCCGGAGTTGTTATGCACGTCGATCGCCAGATCAGGGTTGTACGCATTGCACTCGCGCACTTCCTCATTGATGGGGTCCTCCTCGTCCTTGGTACGGCTCATGCGCACCTCAACGCCGTGCGCGGTCAGATAATCACGGCACGCCAGCGCCATCGCGAGGTTTGCTTCCTTTTCGACGATATCGCCGACCGCACCGCTGTCGCTGCCGCCATGGCCGACACCGATAAATACCTTCTTGCTCATCTTGTTCTCCTCCTTCGGAGTCGTTGTCTTATTTTTACGCTTAATGCAGACTACGCTTCACACCGGTCTGCCGTCCACGCCCTCTTTTTCCGGCGCGAACAGGTAGCCGTCCGACACGCGATACATGCCGGTGCTGCCGCCTGCGTCCTGTACGAGCAGCAGCTTGACATCATAGTGATCCTGGACATACTGTGCAACCTCGTACTCCGTATGGCTTGCAGAGGTCTGCACATGGATGTATCGGCCATCTATCAGTAGGCCGCACATATTCCGGCTGCGCCGGTCAGACTTGCCGAGAGATCCGTTCACCTTGCCGTCCTTGATTGCCAGCTTCCAACCAGAAACAACATTCTCTGAGCCGAGGCTCAGCCGCTCAGCTGTACCGCCATAGCCGCACTCCTTGCCCTTGGCCTTGAGGTACTGCAAGGTTCGGCCCTTGATAACGCCGTAGCGGTCGCTGCCGCTGCCGGTCATGTTGAACAGTGCGAGGTTATACACCACGTCTGCTTTTTCTTCAGTCGCCCACTGCTTCAGGCTCTTCGCAGGCTTGGACGCAGCAGCGTAGGGTGCTGCTGCGAACCAGATATCATACTGCTTTCTGTCGTAAATGTCGCAACGAATGCTCATCTGCATTCTCCTTTCATGTACTTAAAAGAAACTTTCAAGTAGTTACTTCTCCAACGGAACATTGTACGACTTGGCTCGATCCGAGTCGGTCAGGCCGCTGGTGGTCGGGTCATTCAGCGCATTCCACACGTTCGATGCTACGAGGAACAGGCAGTACGGATTGCTGAACGCGCCGGTAATAACGCCCCACAGCCCTGCCCACGTGGTCATATCCGCAGCGGTCAGGCCGCTGTACGCCAGCACGGTCGCCAGCGCGCCGGTAAGTACCTGCACCCAGAACACCGGGTTCTTCAGTCGAATTTTCCAGTTCATAATGTCCTCCTTATCGTGTGATGTGGTCGATGCCAATCCCCTCGAGAAACTGTTCGTATTCTCGCTGGGTCTTCTGGATTGCCGCTAGCCCCTGCTCGACCTCGCCATTACAGTGACCGCGTTTGAGCGCCATCGCGACACCGACCGTCAGCTTGCAGTTCGCGTCGATCATCGCAAGCTGGAGCCTGCCCTCCTTGGCGCGCTGTTCGGCTCGACGGTCAAGGCGTACCTGTTCCGCCTTTTCGCGCTTCTCGCGTTTGGAAGCCTGCGAGGCGATCACCGCACAGACGATCGCACAAAAGCCCGTGAGTGCGGCGCAAATCACTTCTGTCATGCCGTGTACTCCTCGCCCGTGATGGTCTTGTACTCCTCCGCCGTCAGCACTTCCGGCACAGACGCATGCACCTGTGCTTTGGTCAGCTTGCCGTGCCTGTACAGCGTGTAGATTGCCTTTACCTTCGGTTTCATGCCTCGTCACCTCCCAGCAGCATTTCATAGGCGTCCTCGAGATCGGTCGGTTTGCCCATCTTGATCGTCACCGTGCCGTCGCGGTGGTCGGTAATGTCACCCGAGAGCGAGTAGGCGCTGTTGTCCCACTCGTTTTCGTTCTCCGTGCCGCTCTCGTCCGGCGCAGGCGTGCGCTGCACAATGCTCCACGGCGTGCCGTCCGGCAGCAGCGCCGCTGCCTCGTCGTGAGACATAGTGAGGGTGATGCTCTTGCTCTCGCGGCCGTCCCACGTGTAGTCGGCCATCGAGCCGTTGATCTCCGCAGGGTAAAGCTCGCCTGCGACCTTGATGTAAGTTGCCATGGGTTTCCTCCTTAAATAATCTGTTCTCCGTTGACCTTCAGCGAGTGAATGGTAAGGGTTGTGGTGTATGCGTAATTGTAGTAACGACCGACTGCAATATAGATAAAGCACCCTGTACCCGTCGCTGTGCCGGTGACCGTTCGGCGATATGTATTCGGTGTATCAACGCAGAAACCGGAAGTCGCGTTATAAAACTGCATAATACAGTCGATATAGGAGCTGTTTCCTGCTGTAGTTTCAAACGAATACGCTATCTCCACCTTATCTCCCACTTCCAGTCCTGTAAGCAGAAAGCCGGAATATGCCTTGCCGTTCGTACTTGCGGACACCTTTGTAGTCATGGAATGTGACACATCCTGTCCTTTACGAATAGCGCTCCACGAACGAGAAAGCTCAGTGATGTATTCATCACCATCTCCGCCAATCCAAGAGTCAAGCCGATACTTGTTCAGCTTAATGTCATAGCCTGTGCCGCCAATCAAAGTTCGTCCCTTCTTGATCGCATATCCCGTGCCGTCAATCAAAGTCCGGCCGCCAATGATCGTGTAGCCGGTGCCGTTAATCAATGTTCGCTGTGCCATTTTTTGAGCCTCCATCTCAGCCGTACTGCCATGCGATCAGGCCATTTGCACCCGGTGTGACCTCTCCGCCCACAATAGCACTGTTGCGCAGCACAAATGCGTCAATTACCGTGGAATCTAGTGCGTATTTTGCGGCATTAACGTTTTGGGCACCAATGTTGGAAGAGAGAATAACCTCACTCCATCCACTCCATTCAACACTCTCGGACAGACTTGTTTTAAGCAGACCTTTTCGTATATATATTCTGCCATCATAGGTCTTGAGAGTTTGTACAATGCATTCTGTCCTTCCCCACGAAGCACTCGGAGCAAATCCGCCGCCGTCGTAATATTCAACCTTTAAAAAACCGTGTGCTGGCGTATTTGCGCTGTTGATAACAAAGTAGCTGCCCGGAGCAGTAAGCGTGTTTGCGTTCGTATTTGTCATCTGTACTGCTCCACCCAGTCGCAGCCAAGTCTTTGCTGATGAAGGGCGACTGTCATCTCCAGCAAAGCAGAAACTAATCTCGTTGCTTTTCGCTGCAAGCCACAGGTCATAGCTGCCGGAAACTGAACTGCGCAGTCGAGCATAAAAAGCATACTGGTATGGTAATTTTCCGTTCCAATCGCTGTTTGTGGTCCGGAAGAGTACACTTCCTCCATTCGCCTTGGATATAAACTCATCCTCAGAATTTATATCAGAAAGCATATTGATTGAATTTAATGCATCTACTCGATACCAGCTGTTCGTCCATTTGCCTGACGCCGTGTTGCAAATTTCTACTTCATCACCGCCGAAAAGCAGTAATGCACGATCAGCATACTCGTAATCACCAGAGCATACTAACAATCCGCGCCAGCGTCGTGTGTTCGGTACACCCTTTGCAGTCTGCGCGGTCAGCATAAAGGTGCCGCCAATCTTCTGCTCGCTTGCCCATGTCTGCAGATTTTCGGGAGCAATCAGACCGTAATCGATCGTAGATCCAATCTGCTCCGCCGTTACCTCGTGCGGATTGGACTTGTTCGACGTGTGAGTACCAAGGACTTCGTCGATCTTATCCCAGTTTTCATTTCTGGCTTCTACACTGTAGAAATCCTGCGGACTGTGCTTATTCAGTCCGTAGTTTTTCGTTTTACTCGCCATCCGGCAACACTTCCTCTCTAATTTCAAAATGCGTAAGCAAAGCCAGCTGTGCGTGCGTAAAGCGGGTCAAGTCAGCGTGCTGGTTGTACAGCAGCGATGTCGTGCAGACCATATTCGCAGGCACAATGTCCGCAAGCAGTTCCTCGACTGCCTGCTGATTGCGCTTTGCGGTCAGCGCGACCTTGACCGTCAGGGTGTAGACCGCGCCGTTCACCTCGAGCTTATACCCGTCCGCGCCGCACAGCGTTGCAAGCTGCTGACGCAAACGCCGCACCGAAAACGGCAGCTGCGTGTTGATCCTGGTCAGCACCTTAAACCGGCGCTCGTCGAGCGTGTCGGTGTCCTGCGGCACAACGCCGAAGATCTTCTCGTACCTCTGAATGGCGTACTCCCCTGCCGTGCTGAGAAACTGCGCATCAAGCACCGCATCAGCGGCATCATGCAGACGGTCAATCTCCGGCTGCTCGGTCTCACATAGCAGCGGGAACTCGTAGGTCTTGAGCAGGATCGGCGGCAGGTAGTCCTGTAATTTTTTCCTCACGTCGCACCTCCGATACTGCTGAGCCGCGGAATTTCGTCCGCTGCCAGCTCGATGTTCTTCACACTGCCGTTGATGGTCGTGTCCTCCACGTCCACCACGCAGTCGAGCGCAAGCAGATGCGTCTCGATCTGCGAGATACGGACAACGGTCGTCGCGCTGTCCGCCCAGACCTTCGCAAGCTCGGCAAAGTACATCTTGACCGCGCTCTCCACCTGCGACTGTGCGCTCGACCACGCCCAGCCGGTCGCAAAGGTGATATTGGTTGTGATAGCAATGTCGGCATACCTCGCACCGGCGACAGTCACGGTGTGCCCGATCGGCGCAAGGCCTAAGCCTTCGCCCTGATTTTCCTCGGGGTCGATGGCGGTCTGTACCTTGCTGATAAGCTCGGTGCTCGGTGCGGTGTAATCAGACGCAATAATAGTCAGCTTGACCGTACCGCCGCCGTTCCAGACCGGATAGACCTTGACACCGCCAACACCTGTAATGTCGTTGACCTTCTCGCGGTAGTCGGACACGTTGCCGCCGAATGCTTCACCGTCGATACTGGCGTAATACTTCTCACGCAGGGTGTCGGTCGTGTCGCCGTCCTCAGCAGGAATGAGCACCGCCGCAATAGACGCGGTTTCCAGACCGTTCACATTCTGAATCGGCAGCATCAGACCAGAATATTTGTTGCCGACCGTGCCGAGCGTTTCCGCTTCCAGCTTGTAGTGACCTGCCGAGATTTTCTCTGTGATGGTGTAGTTCACCTCATCACAGTTGAACCGCAGGCCCGCGGTCAGCTCCACACTGGACGGCGTAAACACGCCCTCGATAACAGCAGCCGTTTCACCTTGAATAGCTACGCCGCGTTCCTTGCAGCGCAGCATGAGGTATTGCAGGCTTGCCGTGTCCACAAAAGTTTCGTCCATGACAACATCAAGTTCCATGTAGCATTTGACAAGCTCCGCGGCTGCCGGTGAGAGCGCATCGTAGATGATGCTGCCCTCGCGCTTATCGACCGTATCCGGCACGGATTCCAGCATACGATTCATAATGTAGTCAAACGTCATTTCATCGGAATACTTTCCGATCATGCCGCTTCACCTCCAAACTCAAATTCGCTCTCGACGTCGCCCTCGGTCGTGGTTACGGTAAATTTCACAAGCAGGCTGCGCTTGCCCTTGGTGAACGAAAACTGCTCAACCGAGAGCACACGATCATCTGCCATGAGCGCATCTTCAATTGCCTTGGCAACCTTGGCCTGCAGATACGGCGTCATGGTCTGACCGAGCAGGGCGTTCAGCTCAATACCGTAATTCCAGCTGTAAATCGCGTACTGAAAGCGTTCGGTCTGAAGAATCAGGAAGATGGCCTGCTTCATGGCTTCTAGTCCGTCCAGCTTGCCGCCGGAACACGGGTAGCCGTCAAACCGCAGCGCATAGGTGCGCGTAGGCTGTGTTTCAATCTCGAAATCCTGCACGAGATCGTCATTATACTCTGTCGGCAGCATTACAGCGCCCCTTTCTTGTCGAATATCAGGTACTTTTGCCCGCCCTCATTGCGGAACAGGATGAGCACATCGCCCACCTTGAACGAGGATGCGCTCACGCCACTTTTCACGATGAAAAACTCCTTGGTGAGTACAAGTTTCTGGTCGATCTGCACACGGAACGGCGAGAGTGCAATCACCTTGCCGAAGCAGATTGTCATCGGCAAAGCGGCTTGACGCTCATTCGCGGCAATCTGCCGCATAGATTCCATCAGATTAGGCACTAAACTCACCTCGAATTCCGCTCAGGTACAAATCCATCGTGTACAGGCCATTGCTGAACGTGTGCTTGGCTTTCTCCACACACATATAGTTCTTGATGTTGATGTCGCCCAGGCCCATGCCGACGCAGACCGAAGTACCGGCGCGCGCCCGAACATCCCCGAACACCTTCTGCATGGTCAGCTCACGATGGATGACGTTGTAGTATTTCATCAGCGCCTTGGCCTTGGTCTGCAAATCAGCGGTGTTGAGGGCGTTGTCCAGCTTTTCGTAATACTGGAGCGTGCCCCATTTGCTCTGGCTGGCGGTATTGTTCATCACATGAACCTCTCTGACGCCGGTTTCATCATTGTCCCACGCCAGCTTGATGCGGTTGTACACGTCACTGTCGATGGATGAGGTGTAGCTGTATCCCTGGGCGGTGTCCTCGTCGATGTAGAGCGGCAGGAGCAGGCTCTCGTAGGGTTTCAGGCACAGTTTCCCGAAATCGTCATACAAGACGTACACCTTGCCGGTGTTGATGATGGTCAGGTCACTGGCATTGCCGAGCATATCAAAGAGCGTCCCCTCCTCGATGCGCTGCGGGATTTTGTATTTGGTGTCGGTCACGGTACCGACCTTGAGTCCGTAGTCGGCAGCAAGCATTTTCAGCACCTCGGCGTAGGTCTTGTTCGTGTAGCTGATGGTGTCCTTGTTCTTGAAGTAGCGCAGCTGGTCATAGGCCGTGACCTTAATCAGCCGATTGTCTGAGCGCGACTTCTTGAACACATAGCCATAAAAGACATTGGAACCGTTAAACCGAAAGCTGACCGGATTGCCCTCGTGAAAATTCAGCGTGTCGTCCTTGACGACCGTGAACGTCAGCGAGGATGCCGAGCCGCTGCGGGTGGTTTCCCACACAATATCACCCTCCAGCATCGGCTGCTGAAGCTGACCGTTTCTGTTCTGGATGATTAGCTCGGCGCCCGGCATCTGGCAGGACGGCACATCCCGCAGGATCTCCTTTCGCGTGCCCGCCGCACCGGTCACAGACTTTACCGTTACGGTCGTAATGTCCTTCTTCTTGCTCTCGGTCGAGGTCGTGCCCGTGCTCGTGCCGGACACGCTCCCAGAGCCGCCGATGATGGCTTTGCCGTACTTCTTGCCCCAGCGGTTGCACTCAGCATTGCTGCTCATCAAAAGATCGAAATGGTACACGCCATTCTCAATCTGAATCATGCCGCCACGATCATTGACGGTGTAGGTCACGCCGTCAAGCGCCGTACCGGTGCCTTGCACGGTGATTTTCGTCCCAAACGGCACAGACGGCGGTGCAGCACAGGTGTGCTTGCTTGGGTCAAGTTTGTTACCGAGTGCGTCAAGGAAGCCGCCCTCCATGGCGTTATTCGCCGGATAGTACGCCGTAAATAGCGCCTTAACCGTATTTGTAGCAGTGCCAGACGATTTAGAGCCGGAATACTTGGCGAGCGTGTCACCCGAGGAAACGTAGTTCAGCGGATTGACGGACGAGCCATTCTTGTGCATACCGAAATGCAGGTGACAGCCTGTCGAGCTGCCAGTTGTACCGACGGCGGCAATCTTCTGCCCGGCGGTGACTTTCGCACCCTGCTTGACATAGAGTGCCGAGGCATGCCCGTAGAAGCTCATCAGACCGCCGCCGTGGTCGATGCTGATATAGTTGCCGTACCCGCCGTACCAACCGGATTTCGTGACCGTACCGGAACCAAATGCAAGGATTGGTACACCGCTTGCCGCAGCGAGGTCAACGCCGTCGTGGAATTCCTTGCCGTGGAACGGACAGGTGCGGTTACCGTAGCCGCTCGAAATGCGCGAGTAGGATGGACACGGCCAAACATATTTACCCACGTTCTCCCCTCCTTAACCCGGCAGCTTGAGCACGGTGCCTGGGTAGATCCACCAACCGTTGCTGCTGCTTGATCTACCGTATTTCTTGGCAGCGGCTTCAATGGCAGCCTTGTTCAGATTATAGATAGACTGCCACTTAGTCCCGTTCCCCAACTTCACACGGGCAATGTCCCACAGGGTATCACCCTGCTTGACGGTGTACGTCTTGCCTGCCGGTGCAGTCGTGGTGTCGCGCTTTTGTGTGACGGTGGCTTTCTTCGTGCCGGAACTGCTCTCGCTCTTCTTGAACTCGATAGACTTTGTGTGGTACGGCGCGTATTGCAGCAATTCAATCTTTGCCATCACGTCAACGCCGTAGCTGCCCGCGTCCTCGGCAAGCTCGTAGCTTTCCAGAGATACTGTCATCGGCTGTGCGCTCATCAGCTCCTCGCCGCTGTCGTCTATACGGATAACCGAGAACTCGAACGGCTTGCGGGCGGTCTTGAGCGATTCCAGCTTGCTCATGTAATACTGTGCCGGCTGATAACCGCTCGGGTAGCACGCAAACGGGTATTCCCTGTTCGGCAGGAGCGCCGAAAAGCTGATTTTCGACAGTCCCGGCGTTTTCAGGACGTTCACCTGACCCTCGTTGATGAGGTTGATGGTCTTGTTCTGATTGCTGATCTTGATGGTCAGCGCACTCGGCGTGACCGGAAGGCGCACACCGTCCATGTAAAACTCGTACATATTTAGATGTGCACTCCTTCCGCACTGGTGACAAGCGCCTCGGTGACCTTGGCTTCCAGCAGATTGACTACGCCGTCCAGATCCATCTCGTTCGAGATGTTGTTGTGGTTGACCATTTCCACCTTGATCTCGGCGGTGGTGTACTTGTTAATGACCTGCCGCTCCGCAATATCGCGCAGCAGCTTGATGTCGTCCGAGGATACGCTCACATCGTCCGCAATCTGGGCGGTGTTGTCCGCGATGTTGGACAGCAAACCCGTTGCCGGATCGTCCGGCAGGTCAAGACCCAGCTTTTCAGAGATGCTGTTCTGGAGGTTTGCGCCCCAGTTGTAGCCGTTGGCGTAAGCCGTCGAATACTCGATCTTCTCCTTGTGCTTAACGTACTCCGTCCACCCGGACTGATCCTTGATCTTCTGGATTCTGTCGGTGTAGCTGTCGTAGAACGTGTCCAGACCGCTGGTGATGTTGATCTTCACGCCCGGAATAAGATTGATGAGCTTCTCAATCGTCCTCACCATACTGCGGATGACGCCGACAACATACTGACTGAGCTGCAAAAACAAAATCTCGATTGACGCAATCGGGTGCTGAAACACGTTGCCGAGGAAGTTGATAAGGTCGGCAATGACGTTGTAGACCGGCAGATAGAACATATTGTAGACAAACGCGCCTGCCATCGCAAACAGGCCGCAGATCACTCCGACAGCGCTCGTCGTTTCGTTCTTCGCCCGGTTCGTGTAGTTGATGTACGCGGCGATAACGCCGATCAGAATGATGATCGAGCCGATGATAAGCACGATCGGGTTGAGCGACATCACGGCATTGAGCATCTTCTGCGCGGCTGTCAGCGCCTTCGTAGCCGCAGCACAGATCTTCGTCCAGTTGGCGGCCACCGCAAACAGCGCAAAGGCTGCCGCAGCCGCAAGCACCAGCGGGCCGATGACCTCAATATTGTTCGCCACCCAGTTGATGGCTTCGAGCAGCGGCTGCAACGACATGACCGCCATGTTGCTCGCCTGTGTCCAGACGTCCGACCAGGTGAGCGGAATCTCGTTGAACTTCTGGTTGGTTTCCTCTGCCGAGGACAGCAGCGCGGACTTGACAATGCTCGCCGTCAGCTCGCCCTCCTGCGCCATGCTGCGGATCTCACCGACCGACACGCCGAGGTAATCCGCAATCGACTGAATGATAGTCGGTGCCTGCTCGAATACCGAGTTCAGCTCCTCACCGCGCAGCACGCCGGAGCCCATGGCCTGCGTGATCTGGAGCATGGCGGCGGCCTGTCCCTCTGCCGAGGTGCCGGCGATCTTGAACTGCTTGTTCAGCTGCTCGACAAACGCGATCGTTTCCTGATTGCTGCTGAATGCATCACCGGCAAGCAGGCCCATCTTTGCGACTGCATCCGCCGTAGCGTTGTACGCGCCGCGCGAACGCATAGCGGACTGGTAGATAAGCTCCTGCAAATCCGCCGTGCTTTGCAGACCGTCGTTCATCAGGTTGAGACGGGCGGTGGTCTGCGTCAGCTCATCCGACATACTGACGATACCGCTCACCAGCTTGGAGCCGAGGAACGCGGTGCCCAGCTTTTTGAGCGAGGCCGTCAGGTTTTCCGCCGGCGGCTGCGCCGAGGTCATGCCGCTCCGCAGCTCCTCGACCTCGCTCACGGTTCGGGTGAGCTCTTCGCGCACACCTGTCAGTTCGCTGTTAAATTGTGAATAAAGACCGGTCGGTGCAGCCTGTTCGGTCAGGTTCTGCATCCGCTCAAACCGGTCGTTGACCGCACTCAGGCTGGACGAAATACGACTGAGCACATTACTCATGCCGTCGCGCAGCTGAACGGTATTTGACAGTGCCATAGAACTCACCTCCCTCGTTTTGCTTTATCCAGAGCCGCCTTTTCGTCCTCGTTGTGCACGACACAAGACGCCCAGATAAATGCCCGTTCTTCCTTTGGCAGACTTAAATATTCGGACGGTAGGATATGGAGCTTTTGCAGGCAATAATGTGCTGCACACGCTTCATAATCATCAGAACCCTCACCGCCCCGAATCAGTTTTTTGCCTGTTCCACCAGATCGAGCTTGTCACCGAAGCCGCAGATGTCGAACAGCTTTTCCGTATAGTTCGTATACTCGCCTGGCGTCAGCATGGCCGAGATCAGCTCCTCGGCGCATTTCACACCGTAGCTGTCCTGCAGTTCTGCATCGTTGAGGTTCGGATAAACCGTGCAGGCGGCTGCCAGCTTGGCAAGGTACAGCACGTTGTCGAATTCCTGACGGAAGCTGCCGCGTTTGCCCGGCACCTGTACACGGTACTGGCAGTCGCGGCGCAGCGTTTCGTCCTCACGTGAGGAAATGCAGCGCACCTCCCACTCGAGCGGCTTGCCGTCCTCATCGGTGAAGCGGTCGGACACGACCAGCCTTACGTTTTCAACCTGTTTGGCGTTCTGCGCCAGAAATGCGGTAAGATTACCCATTGTACAAATTCCTCCTTATTCCATACCGGACAGTTCGGTAAACTCCTCGGGCATATCCCAGCCGTCGAACGTGCCGGAAAGCTCCTCGTCGAGCAGACTGTCGCCTGCTTCGAACTTCGCCAGAATCGAGCTGTCGATCAGACAGCCGGTGTGCGTGATGGTCTGACGACCGGCGGACGAGGACGGGTCCTCGTTGGACACCTGAATCTCAAACGGCGTCATCCTGCCGGTCTTGCAGTAGGTCAGGAACCAGCGGCGGAACACGCTCTGGTTAAAATGCGCCGTGCCCTTCCACGAACCGGACCACCCACTTGGCTTCTTGCCCTTGCCGGTGCGGCCGAGCAGCTTTACGTCCTGAATGTTGACCTTCGCGGACGACTCAAAGCTGTACAGCTGCATCATATTGTAGCGGTTGCCGTCAATGGTGACGTAGCACTCGGCCATCGAACCGGCTACCGCATCATTTGCTTCCATAACAGGAGCGTTCAGCATGACTTTTCCCTCCTTTATTCAACGATTACCTTCATGTAGAGCTGTTCCATCGCGGAAACCGGCTGTACATGGTCCTCGACCGCAACGGACTTCTTCCTATCACCCGGTGACACGGTGACGCTGCTGCTGTCGAAGTTCTCAATGGCGCGGATGGTCTGGAGCTGGGTGTGGTGCGCTACGATGTCGCTCCACAGGCTCACGCGGCCGCTTGCGTCGTTCTGCACCTTGCCGAGGTACTTCGAGTTAAACAGCGATGCAATGTCATTCGCAATCTGGTCGAGCACGCGCATGACCTGATTGGACGAGAAATCCGCGCTCTTTTCGTCCGTGACGGACACAAAGGTGTTGATGTCGGTCAGCACGCGCGTCTGGTCGCCCACACGATGGAACGTGAACTCACCGGCCTTGATCGCCTTTTCAAGCTGGGTCTGCGTGTAGTTCGTGTCGATGTCGTACTCGCCGGTGTAGGTCGAGTTGGTCATCGAACGGTTGACCGCGCACGCAGATTCCGCGCCGGTCGTCCAGTAGACAGCCGAGGTATCATCAGATGCACCGACCAGACCGTTCTTGACGGAAATCACGCCCTCATAGTCCGCCGCCGGGTAGTTATGCAGCACGCACTGGAACTTCACGCCCTGCTCATCACGCAGGCGGCGCGTCCAGTTGGCGAACAGACCCTTGACCGTGCTGTTCTTCGTGTCGCAGCCGACCGCGTTGAAGCTGTACGGCTCGATCTTGTCGAGGAACGTCTGGTAAGCTGCATCCTGCACCGCGCCGGTCGTGCCGCCGGTAAGCAGCAGGCCTGCGTTCTCGGTCAGCGCCTCGCTGCCCTTCCAGTGCAGATAGTCGTTGTCGGAAAGGTCTGCAACTGCCTTAACTGCCTTCTGCGTGTCCACAAGGGTCGTGCCGATATAGGTCGAAACATCGTAGACCTCGTTCGTCGATGCCGTGAAGCCCTCGTTCTGCATCATCACGATCTTCAATTCGTTGCCGATCTTGCCCGGATACTTCGCCTCTGCGTACTTGCAGGCCGCCTTTGCGCCGCCGCTGTTCAGACGGAACAGGTGCAGCGTCTTGGCGTTTGCAAAGATCTCGCGCAGCGGACGCAGCTCGTCCGCCGTGTAGGCGTAGCCGGTCAGCGCCTGCGACTGCTTCTGGAATTCGCTGTTCTCGATGGTCACGACCTCGTTCTCCGGTCCCCAGTCGAGGGACAGCGGGAAAGCCGCCGTGCCGCGGTCGCCCAGGGTCGCAGACGCACGAGCCGCCGACACAAAGTTGATGTACGCACCGGGCAGAACCTTGTTCTGTACGGTATACATACCGCCGCCTAAAGCCATTTAATTCACCTTGCCTTTCATAAAGTTGTCAATGAGCGCATCCACCTCGGAAAAGGTGTAGCGCTGATCCTTGTCGAGCAGCACACCCAGCAGGTCGCGCCGCTCGCGGTATCTGTCGAAGGTCAGGAGCTGTGCGCCGGTAAACGCCGGTGCTCCTGCCTCGGTTTTGCGTTTAACTGCCATTTTCGTTCTCCGTTCCTACGGTGGTCTGCAAATTCTCCATCGGAATATCTTCCGGGATTTCCCGGACAAACTGCCGGTAGTCCGCGAAGAAATGCAGCACCTCGTCTGTAATTTCCCACGAGAGATTGCTCCCGCGCAGGCTTTCCGTGCGCCGCAGCAGCAGCGTGAGCGTCTGTGCGGTCTCTCGGCACTGCTCCTGCGGACGGCCGTCCGACGGGAAGAACCGCACGTCCATGTGCTGCACGATCTCATGCAGGCCGGACGGGTACGGCGTGACGTCCGCACGAAGCTGCCGAATGGAGAAGCAGGGCGCTGCAAAGCCCTGCTCGATACACTCGGTATAGATGTCGTATTGCGCCGACGGATAAACCGTGCGCAGCTTATCGACGATTTCCTGTACGGTGTTTATCATTTGCCCTCCATCATGCGGCTGAGGAATTCCTCGCTCTTGGTCTTGATAAAGTCCGGCGCGGCGCGTTGCAGGTCGAACAGGCTGTCACGCAGCATATGCTTGCCCTCGACAAAGCCGCGCACCAGGCGCTTGCCGATTGCCGGAACATACCGTCCGACCTCCTGCCGGTGGCCGTTCTCGACGTATGGTGCATACTCGATATTGTTATAAATATCCGCGTGGTACACCTTGCCGCTGCGCTTCGCCTTGGTGATGAACCAGTTGCGCCGCAGATGACCGCGGTCAACCGGTGTCAGCTCCTTGACGTCGGTCAGCAGCCCGTTCATCATCTCGTCCAGCAGGCCGGTGTAGAAAGCGTCCATCTCCGGTTCGCTGGCGGCGGCCTTAATGCGTTCGTTTAAGTCGCGCAGCTCGTGAAAATCGCAGCTTCCCCAGCTTGCCATTACGCTCGCTCCTCTCGGACAGCGGAAAGCTGCTGATGGGTCGGATAGACCGCGCTTTCGCCGCTGTATTTCAGCCGATAGGTCGCACCGTACTGCTGAACCGCAATGCGGCAGCCCGCCGGAACAGCCAAATCAGGCGCACAGTAGATCGTCGCCTGATAGCTGATCTGACCGCTGTTTGCGTCCGTCTTGCTGTCCGGTGTGCCCGAGAACGACAGCGCACACGGGATATTCTCGTGCAGCACCGCGTCCGGTGTAACAACGGTTTCGCCGCCCACTTCCTGTTTGCTTGTGCCGATGACGGTCATCACGCCGTCATAGGTCTGCTCGAGCAGCGCACGCTCCAGCTCCGGATTGCCGATCATACTACCACCTCATCTTTCGATAGGCGTTCAGCTGCGCCTTGTAGTCGGTGAGGAAGTCGCCCGAGCCTGCCAGTGCCGCCAGCTGCTCTGCCGCCGTCGCAAAGGAAAAGGACGTATCCCCTCTGGACACGCCCTTTGCGGCAGGCTGCATATTCTCGTTCTGGAGCTGAACGCTGTTTACCAGGCCGCGCACCATCAGCGCTGCGGTGTTCGTCAAGCCGTCCGGCGCCTCGGTCAGATTGCAGTAGTTGCAGATCTGCTCGAGCACCAGCGCACACGCGAAATCAAGCGTCGTTTCCGGCAGGCTCGGCAGCAGGCTTTGCACCCGCTGCATCAGCGTTTCCCTTGTCATTTTTTCGCTTCCCCCTCGGTTTATCCTCGGTCGGCTCGGTTTCCGCCTCGGCGGTCACGGTTTCCACGGTAAAGCCCGGACGGCCGGAAAACCAGCTTGCAAGCCACTCGTTATCCGTCTGTGCCTCACCACTGACGAACTGCACGCCGCCGATCTTGCGGTCGTACTCCTCGCTCGGTGCCTTGATCTTGTACATCATGTGCACCTCACTTTACCTTGAAGTTACGCAGCACGCCGGCAGCGCGGGACTTCTTGAGTACGGTAGCGGCTACCATTTCCACGTCACCGGCCTTGACTGCACCTGCGGTGCTGAAATCCGGCAGCGTGGTGGAGATCACCTTGCCGCCCATCGGAGAGACGGCGTGGAAACCGTCCAGGCCCAGACGGACAGCGTACAGGTCGGTCAGACCGGTAACCGTGGTCTTGGACGAGGACGCGCCGTATTCACGCGACGTGATCGGTACGACCGGCTTTTCCTTCTTCTCGGCGATGTCGTAGTAATACTGCATATCCATGAACGGAATGCCGTTGTAACCGCTCATCTGACGGCCGAAAGCGTCCTCGGAGTGGGTCAGATAACCTGCACGGCGGGCGCAGGAGCGGATCTTGGTCAGCAGCGCCGCATTGCCGATGAGCATAGTCGGCACGCCGTCCAGTTCGGACAGGAACTCGTCGAGCATATCGAGCACGGTCTTGTAGTTGGTGTCGATCGCCGCCGAGGTGGACAGGTCGATCGCCTTGGAGGCGTCGGCGTTGAGCTCGGTCGAGGTGCCGACAAGCAGCGTGTCCAGACCGTCAAAGCCCTTGGTGCCCTTGTCGCCGTTGATGGCGGTGTAGTGGAACAGGTTGGTGGTCGCCTTGATGTGCTCCTCCAGCTGGAACTGCACCTCGCTGATCTGACCGTTCGCGGTGTTAGCGAGAACACGGTCGATCTTGAACGTACCGCCGAAGATCTTGAGGTCAACCGACTTGGTTTCGCGGTCGGCAACGGTGTCGGTGTAGTCGGCGTTGATGTCACGGAAATCCGCGCCTGCCGGGGTCTTGAGCTGGGTGTAGCCATAGGTCAGGGTCGAGCCGCCCGTGCCGGGGGAAACCGAGTTGTCAAACGTCAGTGCGTTCAGCAACATGGAGCCGCGGCGGAACTGGTCAATAACCTGCTGGTCCACATGGTTTGCCATGCCGACCTTTGCCTGTGCGAGGGTGATAGGCATTTTTCATCTTCCTTTCTTTATCCGTTGGTGTTGTATACTTCTGCGAGAGCGGAACCGAGGTCGTTTACCGTGTTCGGGTTGCCGCCGGACTGCGGATTGTAGCCGCCGCCCTGACCGCCGTTCGGGTTTCCGCCCTTGTCGCCCTGCTTGCCGGACTGACCTGCGCCGTCTTCCTCGAACAGCCAAGCCTTGTCCTTTTTCAGACTTTCGACCTGCGCGTCAAGGCCGGTGATCTTGCCGTCCGTGCCGATCTTGATGTCGTCCATCGAGAGCGCCGAGCGGGTCAGCTGCGGATCGCGTGCATGGGCACGGGTCAGCGCCAGGTCGATAGCTGCATCACGACGAATATTCGCGGTATCGGTGTCGTACTTGGTCTGGAGGGTCTTGAGGTCGTCCTCCAGCTTCTTCGGGTCCTTGCCGTCCCACGCCTTGGCAGCCGCACGCAGGTCCTTGATGGTGTTGGTTGCCGTGGTCAGCTCCTGCGCCTTGGTGTCCAGGTCGGCCTTGGGCACGTAAGCGCCGCCGGCGGCGTTGACCACCTCAAACTTTGCGTCCTTTGCCGCCTGCTGGAACTGCTCCCACGTCAGTGCGCCCTTTTCAAACAGGCTTTTGAGAAATTCCATTGTTTTTTGCTCCTTTCATCGAAAAATGGGTATGAAAAAACCACCTTGGATTGAATCCTTGGTGGTTTAGTCCATCAGTTCTACTGTTTTGATTTCGGTTTCCAGCATTCCGGTCAGAACGCCGTTGTCGTCGCGCCGGATAATCAGCTCTGCAATTTCCGGTTCATTGTCCAACGCACCTACCACGGTGACGAATTTGCCGGTCAGCACAATGCCGTCCGTGCATTCCACCTTGAGGCGATGCGCTTTGTCGTATGGGTGCTTGGTACCGAGCAGCTTTTTCATGTGCTGAATGAGATCCATTGTTATCTCTCCAATGTACGGTCTTGATGACTAAGTCTTTGGTTGATAGTGAACGCCCGGTGCACATTCGATTGCCGGGTTTTCCTCCAGCTTATTCATATGCTCGCCTGGGATACCATCCGGAAACGCCTTGCAGCATGCCCGCTTTCGGTGGATACAGGTATTGCACAGCACACCATGAACGCCAGACGGCTGCGAACAGCGTGCCAGAAACTTGTCATGATCGGACAGTTCTTCATATCGCCTGTTGCGTTCCTCGGGTGACAGCTTTTTGAAGTCCTCAAAGGTTAAATTTCTGTCAGCCATATGGTGTTGCCCTCCTTTCTGTCAACAATGAAACGCGATTCTCTCTTGAAAAGGATTTCCTTTTCGATTGTGTTGATACCACGCATATCTCTGCCGGTCTTACTCTGAATAACCAGCTGAATATCCATATCCGAGTCATATACCTCCGTAGAAGTAGACGTGTATGCGTCGTATGTAACGATCGCGTCAACCTCATGCGCTGCCAGAAAAGCAGCTTTATCCGGTATCATGTCACTGGACAGAGAACGATATACCGTTCCCTCGTACACTGGAAGTTTATCCAGCGCCTTGTCAAGCCGTTTCGTCCAGCGCTGTTCCGCTTCGCTGAGCGATTCACCTCGGCGCAGCTTATCGTTTAGCGAATAACTGGCCGCACTGACATACTTCTGCAGTGCGCTTGTTTCGCGCTTGTTCAATTCCAGTATAGCACTTTCCGGGTCGTTTTCAACATATTTCTTATGCCATTCCTTATATGTCATACCTTTCTCGACATACTCGGTCTTGCCGGTCGCGGGATTTCTGGCAGCACGCTTACTGCCGATCTGGAACTCCGTCACCGGAACGGTGGTACACCGGCAGCGCGGATGCAGCGGCGGATAATTGATGCCGGTTTCGTGCTCCGCAAGCGGAAACTCGCGCTGATCCAGAGCACCGCACACTGCGCAGGTCTTGAGGTCGAGTGCTGCCTCGAACCGATAGGACTGGACACCTGTTTCCCGGTATCCCTGTTCGACAGCCTCAGCGGCGATATGGGCGCTCTCGGTGTGGATGAGCACCGCCGCGCGGCTCTCGGACACGCCCATGCGTTTGGCAAACTCTTTCGTCATGCGGTCGAGCGAATCGCCGCGTACCAGACCGCGCGAAAGCGTCTGCATCAGCTCACGGGTCAGCTTGTCCTTGTCCGCCCAGATGCGTGAGGAAAACTCGCTGCCGAGCCACGGCACGGCGAGTATCTTCTCGACCGTCTGCGGGTCAATGCGAGCGAATGTGCTTGCAACATTCATCTGCTGACTGACGGCGTACACCGTGCGGTAGTAGGTGTCGGTGTAACGCTCCTGCAAATGGTCACGCAGCACATCGCGCTGAGAGCCGAACAGCTCCCTCATCCGCAGCTCCACCTGCGTCTGCAACGCCTGCAAGCGCGAGATACGCGACCGGAGATAAACCTCCTCCAATTCCTTGTCAAAGCCGCCGGCAAGCGCCTTCGCGCGGAACTCGTCCAGCGACATCCGGAAGTCCTCCAGCTCGGCATCCTGCAGCAGCCTGCGTGCGTCTGCCATGCTGACGCTCTCGTTTGCGGCGTATCTGGCGTAGAAGATCGAGATTTCCTTGTCCAGTTCGTGCAGAATGCGCTCGTATTCCCGGTGAAACCGCAGACACAGGTCATCATCTTCCTGCTTCTGCTTTTCGGCGAGCTCGATGGCACGTTTGCGCCAGTACGCGCCGTTCAGCTTATCCGCTGCTGCCATCGCCTACACCGTCCTTTGGCGGAAACTGAAACTGCGGCTGCTTCTCGGCTGCCGCCTGCTGTTCCTTTTCCAACTGCTTTTGCTCGTTCTCGGCATCGTCTACCCACGGATGGTTTGCGAGGATGGTTCTGTCCGAGATAATGCCGACCGACTGCTGCGCGATCTGCGCGGTTTCGAGGTCGTTCTGTACCATGTTGCGTGTCCATGTCTGGAGAATACGTTTCGGCTGTGCGATACCCTCCAGACGGCAGATAGCGCGTACCAGCTCGGCAAAGCCGCTGCGGAACTGCGTTTCCAGCATCACGGCCTTGAGCTCCAGCAGACTGTACAGGTACTTGAGCGCCACGCCGGACGAGTTGCCGAAATTCTCAGGGTTCGGGTCAACGCCCATGCCGGAAACGAAAATCTGACGGCGGGTTCTTTCGAGGAAAGCGTTCCGCGCCTCAAACGGGATCTCCGCGCGGATGGTGTCCACGCCGCCGTCCCCCTCGACCTTGATGAGCTTGCTCTTTTTGAGGTCACTCATGAACTCGGTCTTGTCCGTGCCGCCGTAGTTGCGGATAACGAAGATGACCTCCTGCACGTCCTCCATGTCGTTGGCGAAGCCGGAAACCACCTTGTCGTAGGCGTCGATGAGGTCGCGGTACAGCGGCAGATCGCCCATGCGGTCGGCGTTGTTGTAAAACGGGATGAACGGCACCGCGCCGAGGCCGTGCCGCAGCTCCTGCCCGACTTCCGGATATTCGAAGTAGGTGTAGTTGCCGGACACGCCGTTCTGACGGTAGAACCGGCAGGTCGTGTCGTCCCAGTATTCGCACACCTGCACGGTCTGTCCGCTCTGCGGGTCGAGCATGGTGTAGCAGCGCAGCACGCCGACGAGATCGCTCTCCAGCGTACCGGAGAACACCGGCACGATCTGTTCCGGGTCTACGGTGTGGTAGCGGAACCTGCCGTCTGTGCCGCGCCAGTAATGCAGCCAGCCGACCGAGGTGTTGCTCGCGTCAATGCCGAGCTGCATGGCCGTTGCGGTGTACTGATCTCCGAGGATCTCTGCAATCCGCTCGTTAGCGGTCTTGTTCCCCACATCGAACACCGGCGGATAGCTCAGCGCGTAGGACACCTTTTGCGTCACGAGCAGGTTATGCCACGAATGCGAAATACGGTTGTCCGCGAGGTGCAGCGGATTGCCGAGTGTCTGTTCGGTCTCTGCCTGCCGCTGCAAAACGCTGTTGTCCTGCTTGATGCGGTTGACGTTGCTGTAATAGCGCCGCGCCTCGTCCGCCTCGCGGATGAACTGCCCGTGCCCCTGCAAAAGCCGCTGAATCGTGCGGCTGTTCACTTTCACCATACGCTGACACCTCCTTTCCTGTTGAACTGCTCCGCAACGCCGGTTGTCGCGTCGGGAGCGTCATCATGGGCATTCTTGCCTTCTTTCTGGTAATGTAACATTGCTTTTGCGTACTCCGGCCAGCGGTCGCGCCAGTTTGCGGGGTAGTAAATGTGATCCTGCACCCACGTTGAGTTGGTGAGGATACGCGCGACCTTGTTCTCGCTCTGGTGGAACCACTCCACACGGCAGCGGTTGGAGCCGAGCCGCCGAAGCTGCTCCTGCACGTTGCGGGCAAAGCCACGGCCGCCGTTGTTGCTCTCGATTTTCGCAAGGTTTACGCTGTGCGCCAGCAGCCGCCGTGCGGTTTCCGGCTCGGTGATCTCCATCGGGTCCTTGGTGTAGTAGATGTCGAGCACATAGGCCTCGTGGTTATACTCGCCGTAGATGATGCTGCACAGATAGTCCGCGCCGGTGTCCGCCGTGTCGGTGTAGCTGCGGATATGCGTGAACTGCGGCTTGCCGTTTGCATCGCGCGGAATGTCCGTATAGGTCTTGAAGCTGCTGTACAGACGGCCTTTGAGGTCGATTGGCTGCTGCTGGTAGTTCGCTGACGCGATCTCCTCGCTCATCGTGCGAACCTTGTCCTCGTAGTCCTCGCGGGTGAGAACCGCGTCGCACAGCATCGTGCCGTCGTCCTGCAAGGCTTTCATGGTGATGAGTTCCGCGTCCGGCCAGTGCTCCAGTGCACGGCCTGCGAGGTCGCCGGTCGCCCAGCGCGTCATGATGATAACGATCTTGTAGCCGGTTTCGGTTCGGGACAGCATCGTGTCCGTGAACCACTGCCACTGCTTGTCGAGTGCGCCCTCGTTAAAAGCCTCCTCGGCCTTCTTGATCAGGTCATCGAGAATCAGCTTGCGTGCGCCGAAGCCGGTCGCCGTGCCGCCCGGAGAGGTAGCAAGGTAGCTCGCGTACTGCCCCTCAAGCGCCCACTTGCCTGCGGCGGCCTCGCCGTACTTGATGCGGGTCTGCGGGAAAATGTCCGAGAACACAATGCGGCTCGGGTCGAACCGTTCCTCCGCAATGCCGTCGCGGACCGCCCGTGCGAACGTCGTGGACAGCGTTTCGTTGTAGCTGCCGGTCATGATCTGCTCGGACGGGTCGCGCCCAAACAGCCACTGGCTCAGCAGCACCGCCGTGCGGCTCTTGCCGTGGCGCGGCGGCATATTGACCACCAGCACCTTGCGGTCGCTCTCGCAGAACGCCTGTAAGCGCCTGCACAGCGTCTTGAGGTACGGCCGGTCCTCGCGGTAGAAGTCCGGCGCCATCAGCTTGCAGAACGACCAGAAATCACGCCGGGCAAGCTCAATCCGCGCCATGCGTCGAATACGCACGTCAACCATCGTCCGCCAGCTTCCGCAGCTCCTCGGTGGTCAAACCGGCGAGCGGGTTTTCCACCTCGAGAGTGCCGGAGTGCTCGATCTGCTGCTTGTCGCGCCACCTGTCCGGTCGGCGGTTCTTCAGCCAGAAGATCTGCGCGGTCGTGTCCGGCGGAATGTGCTTGACCGTCTGCACGGTCTTGATGCTCTTCTTTCCGCCATCCTGACTGCGCTCTACGCGCTCCTCGGTATAGTCGTAGCCGAGTGCACGCTTGAGTAAAGCGTTCTCAACTTCGATGTCTACGACCTCTTTTCCCTTTTTTAGGGCCTCCGAAAACTCCGAGTATTTGTTTTTCCAGTCGTACAGCGTGCTGGTCGTAATGCCGATCCTGGCTGCGATCTGCTCATCTGTCAGACCATCCCTCGCCCACGCTTCCAGACGGGTGATGCCGTCCGGCGTAAGCCATTCCTGATATTTGCCTTTTGCCATTCTGCACCGTCCTTTCTGAATTCTGGGCACGAAAAAGCACCCTTGTTTCCAAGAGTGCCTTTCCGGAGGTGTTCCAAACATGAAGCAGGAGAAATGCGGGACCTCAGTTTCATTCCCGCTGAACTTCATGATACAAGAATACCACGGTTTGTATGTCACGAAGTGCAATTTTTCAAAAAAAATATTTTCAAGCCACTTGACAATACGTATTATACGTGTTATTCTATAAACATAGAAAGGAAGTGATGCGATGCCAATCACGCCGCGTGAAATGATAAAACTGCTCGAAGCCAATGGCTTTGAGTACGTTCGTTCAAACGGTTCACACCGATTATATCGGAATCCGAACAACGGCAAATCCACTGTCGTTCTATAAGACAGTAAACCTTTAAAGCCGGGGACAGAGAAAAACATTTTAAAACAGGCAGGGTTGAAATAAGCCCTGCCCCTCCTCGGAATTTAATTAATATATAATTTATAATAAATAACAACATTATTCATCAGACCCAATTACTCCGATTGAACACATGACTTTTAATGACATTTACATTCAAAAACAACATAGCTATATGCAAATCATATCGATTGAAACATTAAAATTTTATATGCCTAAGTATTATATCGCACATTCCCATGTATACTATAATAGTATGAACAGGAGGTTTTTTCGATGATCAAACTGTATTATCCCGCCATTTTCCATCCCGAGAAAACCGGCTATTCCGTAACGGTTCCCGACATTGACGGTTGTTTTTCCGAGGGCGATACGCTTGAAGAAGCGATTGAAATGACCTGCGACGCTATCGGTCTATGCCTTGAGGAATGCGGTGAAAATTATCCTGTTCCTTCCAATCCAGCCGACATCAAAACCGAACCCGGCGATTTCGTCAGTCTCGTGCCGTTTGATCTTCTCCAGTACCGCCGCAAACACGACACGCGTGCTGTCAAGAAAACGCTGACCATTCCGTCATGGCTGAATGTCATCGCAGAAGAAAATCATATCAATTTTTCGAGCGTGCTTCAGACTGCGCTCAAGGAACAACTGCATATTAACTGACAGTAAAGCCGAGGGTCGATCGCCCTCGGCTGTTTTTTTATTTATGGCAGATCGAGATACTTCTCAACCAGACGCACAAACTCTGAGTTCCACATTTTCGCCGTCCTCTCGCTCACCGGCACGCACATCGCCGCGCCGTACAATGTGTGGCTTCGCTTCCAGTACACACGGTCAATCAGCTCCATACGCTGGCGGCCGTGCTTCATGCACTCGGTTTCGCCGATGGCCTGCCGTACCGCATCATACCGCCGCTGCTCCTTGTCTGTCAGGCGGTCAACGACCGCACGCTCAACCGGACTGCCGCCGCCGCTATGACCGCCGGATGCGCCGTAGGCCGGTGTGCAAGGCGTGTCGCCCACGCTTTCCGCCTTGCGGCACAGTGCCGGGTATGACCGGATGATGCGCTTTGTGTACTCCCACCAGTCCTCACGCTTGTTCAATGTCTTCCCTCCCTGTCCGTAATGCCGTAGCGCCACACGAGGTAGCGCTTGATTTCTTTCAGATACTCTCTCATTTCAGGGCTGTACATTATCCGTCCAGCCACCTGTTTTCCAGCGCGCAGAAACCATATACCGCGCCGCAGGTCAGCGCGATCCAGAACACCCAAAACACAACGACGAGCACTCCTGCATTCTTCACAGCACGGTCTACAACCGCCTGCGGCTCTGTGTCGGCGTAGAACTCATTGTCATCTGCGATCATATGATCTTTGATCCGGGTATGTATGCTGCCGACCATGCTGGCATCTGCGACTACGTAATAATGCCGCAGCTCACTGTTGTCATAAATCATCTTGTCCTGCCGATGGGTGGAAACAGAAAACTTGTCCGCCGGAAACGATACGCCCATAAACGAAAAGGTTTCCGTGCTGTCTTCTTCTCGTTCCACCCTGTCCCACGTCCAATATATCTCGGTGCGAGTGTATGTGTGCCCCTTTCCGTCCGTAGAGGTTACAACGCGCGTGTGCATGGTATATTGCTCCGTGATTTTGGTCAGCTGCGCATATTCGCCATCTAAATCATCAGCCGAAACGGGTTGTTCAGCGATCAGATTGCCGTAAGCGATGACATTCCCGAAATCGGTAGCCAGCGCGTACTGAAACTGCTCATCGTCTGTGATCTGCGCTGCCGTGGTGAATTTCTCATTTTCTTCGGCAATATGGTCACCGATTTTACTGCCGATCAGGAAGCCCAGCGCCAGCATAACAAACACGATTGCAACGCTGAACGCAATCTCACGGGGCTTAATCTCCATCGCTGTCACCGAACAGGTTCTGCGGAGCATCTTCCGGTGCATCGTAGTCCGTGTAGGTCGTGTCGATTGTCTGATAGTTCATTACCCTCAGCAGAAAACCGGTCGGGAAAGACCGTACCAGCTTGTTGTATGCCCGTGCCTGCTGATTGTAGTTGTTGCGGTACTGCGCGATCTGGTTCTCGGTCAGCGCAAGTTCGGTCATGAGTTGCTTGTAATTTTCGTTTGCCTTGAGTTCCGGGTACTGCTCCGCAACAGCATTTAACGTAACCTGTGCTTCTTCTACCTTGCCCGATGCAGCAGCAGTGCGAGCCTGCGTAATCTTCGTCAGCGTGTCGCTCTCATAGGTCTGATAGGACTTTACTGCGTCCACCAGATTGTAAACGAGGTCAACACGGCGTTTCTCGGCTACCTGTACGTCGGCCGCCGCCGAACTGACCTGTTCCTCTGCCGACACCGCACGGTTATTGGCCGATATGAATGCAGCGGCAATCATAAGTACCAGCGCTGCCACGATGGCCAGCACGATTAAAGCAATTTTCTTCATTTCCGTTCATCCCTCTGCGTTTCTGTTTTGCCGCGTCGCAAGTCCTTCCACGTGTCACAGAGCCTCCAAAACGCGTCTGTGGTTTCCTGCCCCATGAACAAGAACAACCGCAGCAAACCAAGCGTGATAATCGATCCGCCCAGAATGACAGCCGCATAGATATAAACGCTTGCGATTCTGGTAACTATATCAAGCATCATCACTCGAAGCCTCCATCTTTACCGCCGCGCCCTCGGCGTAAAAACGGCAGTTTTCGCAGCTCATACCGTCACCTCTGCGCACTCCGCGCCGCAGGCCGCATAGCCTGCCAGGTCGACAAAGCTGTCCGCCGTGCCGCCGACGCAGCTCGTGCCGACACGCGCGATTTTAAGCAGCGCCATCAGCATCGCGACATCTGCCGCCGTCACCGTGACAATGGCGTCCGGCGAGACGCACGCCGCGCGGAGATAAGTCTCCCAGAGCTCTGCGATGCAGCCGAAGCTGTCCTCCGGCGAGCCGTAGTCCTCCTCGCGCTCACCGCACACGCACGCACGTGCCTTTTCGAGCACCGCCGCGCGCGTCAGCTTTTTCGCCTCGCCCTCGCCCTCGTCCGGCTCATCCTCAGTTTCGAGCTTTTCCGCCTCGACGGCAATGCCCTCGATCGGATAGCTTGCCGGCTGCGCGCAAATCCTCTCGTTCAGCAGCACCGACTGAATTTCCACATCCGCCGTGCGCAGCCTGTCCTCCACATCCGCGAAATCTCCGCAGATGCCTATCAGCGCCCTGCGCATCGCAGCGGCGACCTTTTTGTATTTCTCCTGCGTCAATTCGGCACACTCCTTTTCCTCTTCCTCGACGGCAATGCCCTCGGCCGGGGCATCTGCCCTCCAGT